TTAGGCGAGGGAAGCGAGGAGGAGTGGGCTCGACAGCCCGAAAGTACCGGACTGGCGAACCCACAAAGGACCTGCACCATGCTCTGCGAGCAGCGCTGCGCGATCGGTGTCGGCAAGCGCGAATGATGCTGTGGCGACAGTCCAGGCGGCGTGCGGCGTGTCGCCAGAGCCAAAACCCACGAGATAGCTTTCGCTGTCCTCGACGAGCGGAACCTCCGCTCCATCGATCCAGCGCCAATAACCGCGGGCGCGACGGGTCCAGGACCACTGCGAAGCGCTGCCGGTTTGGCGCAGTCGGGGGGCCACGGGCATCGGCGGGCGACGGGACAGACCGGCATTGTGGATCTCGGCGAAAACCGGTTCGTCGTCGGCAAGACCAATTGCGGCGATCCGCATGGTCAATGCCGGCGCGAGCTGGGTCGGATCGAGCGCCATGGTGGCGTCGTCCAAGAGAATTGCCGCCGTGCCCGCGTCATGCCCCAGGCTCGCTGCATCTTCCGTGCCGGCGCGCCCGCGAAGCAGTCCCCGCAGCTCCCAGCGCGTTTCGCCAAGTCTGTTACACCGCGCGAATTGCAGCAGTTCACCACCAACCATCAGCCGGTTGATCCCCATCGAAAGGGCGGTGATATCGCTCGGCGAGAAGGAGAGGTCCGCGGCCGGCAAATCGATGACCAAGGTCGCCTGAGGCATGAAAAGCGCGCTTGGTGCACTTTCGAGCGGCTCTGCCAAATAGCCAGCGACCGCGCGCTCCTTGCCCGCCGCACCGATCGGCTCCAACGTCGTTCCACGTTCAGCAAACAGCGCGGCGCCGCGCCAGCCGAGACCGGCAGAAGTGGCAGCGGCTACAAGTGAGGGAGACGCAGAATTTGCGCCATCGAAAGCTGGGATTTCGCTCGCGAAAAGGACGGTAGGGGTCGCGATATGGTCACCCGGAACCAGCGCCGCACCGGCATCGCCCGGGACGTTGCTCGCCAATTCGGGTGGGATACGTTCGAGGCCGAGCTCGATCCCGCGGTCGAACCATTCCCAGCTGCGGACCAACCACAATCCACTCATATCGGGCAGACGGACGATCGATCCGGGAAGCGTTTGTGTATCGAGTTCACCGATCCGCCAGATCACCTGCTCGTTCTGCCACCGTGCGCGCTGGGCGTTGCCATTGGCGAGTTCGCGCGCTCCGCCCGCATTCATCGCAGCGGGCAGATCGACGATATGTTCTCGGCCCAGCGGACGTTTGCCGAGCGCCCGTTGCACGCTCGGCTGATAATCGCGCTCCTCGTCGTAATAGCGCAGCGCCAGCGGTTTGTGGCCGACCCGCGCACCGCGCTTGCGATGGCGTTCGTTGGCATCGTCATCCCGGATCGGAACGAGTTGCTGCGGCAGCGTCAAGATGGTTTCCGGTGTCGAATAGGCGGCAGCCACGTCGACCCGGCCGGCCTGCATTCGGCACACCAGCGGATAGACCTGGTCGAGGGCCGCTAGTGTCGAACCGATCGGGCCGCCTTCGTCGGAAAATCCATGTGCCTGGCTCAGCACTTCCTTCTGCCTGCCGGGAAACGAGTCCGGCAGCAGCTGACCGATACTGACCTCTTCTTCCTCGGCGGCGACCACCTCGAAGGTCAAAGCCGGAATACGATTGCCGAAATCCGCAAGAGCGAGATCTTCAAACACGACATAGGCGCAGTCTCGAAAGGCGGGGGCGAGCATGCCGCGGTCGGCGGCGATCAGCGGATCGACCTGCGCATCGCCCGTTCCACGATGGACGCGCATCTCTCCTGCGACCTTCAAATCGCCCGCTGCCCCGCGCAGAAGATCGCCATCAGCCCAGATACGTCCGATGCGCTCGATCGGAGCACTGGAAATGGCGACCGCAAAGGATGCGGAATAGGTGAAACTGGCGGTCGAGGGCTGGCCCTTGGCGCCGCCCTGTGTCGTCCGGCTTTCCTTTAGGTTGGTCGACCAGATGATCGTGCCCGGCATTCGCATGCGGCCGAAAGTTCGCGCGATCGGTTGGCCGTAGCTCGATGTCGTGACCGACAATTCCTTGAGCCGCGGCCCGGCGCGCGTGCCGCCACCAAAGATTTCCTGGTCTGCCTGACGTCCGACGAAAGCGCCGAGCGCACCGCCGATGGGTCCGCCGATCGCAGTGCCGACCGCGGTGAGAAGCAAAGTGGCCATAGGACCGACCTTTCTTGAAGTTTCAGGCGAGGCGCCAATGCGCCAGCCGGTCGTTCGGGAGCGCGAGGGGTTGGCGCACGACCTTGCAAAGCCCGGCATGGGCGTGGATCATCTGCTCGCCGCTATCGACGATGACGAGATGCTGCTGGCCCAGGCCGGGCGCGAACAGCACGATATCGCCGGGCAGCAGGGGGCCTTTGCCTAACGTGAGATGCGAACGCTCGGCACAGGCAAGCCAGGAGGAAATCGCACTGTTCCGCAGGCGATATCCCGCGGGCCAGTCGGCACTCAATCCGAGCGCCTCGAGGCTGGCGCAAACTAGCCCGACACAGTCCAGCCCGCGCGCAGGATCGCGGCCGTAGAGGCGGAAGGGACAACCGAGCATGCCGGCCGCCGCCCTGGCAAGCGCGGCGCCGCAAACCATATCGGGTCTCACCCGAGGCCCTCGCCGTAGCGTGCCAGCAGGTCGTTCCCAGGCAGAAAGGGCTCACCGCGGAAATTGACGGCATTGTCGAACCGCGCAGCGCAGGTCGCGAGCGTATGGTCGCAGCCCTCGCGAAGTTCGGCAATGGTTCCGATTGCTAACCCCTCGCGCAGGGGTCGATCCAGCATGAGCCACCTGCCCTCGTCGCCAACGACAAAGAAGCCCGCGCCGGTCTGCGGGCCGTCCAGGAAGCGCACCTGTCCATCGAGATAGAGGTCCGCGTTGATACCGGCAAAGGCCACAGCGTTGCGATCGTAGTCCACGTCGATCAGCACCGCGCGAGATGTATAGCGGACGGCCGACAGCCCGCAACCACGACCGCAGAACTCGGCGCGGCACGTTGGGCTCGTGCGCGGGACGTAATCCTCTTCGAGCATCTGCTTCGCCGATCGAAGCTCGCCGGAAAAACCGCTGCGATCGTGCTCGATCTGTCCGAAAGTGCCGGCGTAGAGCACGTGATGCTCGTGTGTCTCCCAATCGACGATTCCCATCTCGATTGCGGCGCCATCGAACAATCCGGCGGCAAGATCCTGCTCGCGGATCGCGTCGTGGCTTAGCGCGCCTTCGACGCCGGCACTGTCTTCATTGAGATCGGACGTCATCCGAATGGCGGTCGGCATCATGCCGGGCGCGCTGCGATGGGTAAGGCCGGAGAAGGTGAGGTCGCGATCGTGCGCGGTAAAGCCCAGCGCGATGCCATCACGGCGAAAGACCCGCCAGAATGTCGCGGCCGTGTCGAGTTCGCGGTCGAAAAAGACCCGCATCACACTTCCTCGCGCAGTTCGATGAGCGGCACGCTCGGCGCCTCGCCCGCCTCGAAATTCACGACGGAGATATCGATCCTGTCCTCGGCGAAACGCACGGGCACGTCGAACAGAAAGCCCGCCCGGATATCGGCGCCTGCGGGTGGGGCGCTGGCGAAGGAGAGGGTGCCGTTCTCGCTCAATGTCCAATCGCTCGTCGCGGCTCCATCCACGCTGACGAGGACCGTTTCGCCGCGCGGCCGGGTGATGATCCGCTGCTGCGCTTCGGGGCCGGGGCCATAGGATTTGATGAGCTGGTAATCGGTCGTCAGCCCGTCGCCAACGCCGATCGGCTGATCGATCATGGTCGGCGCATCCGTCATGGCGTTCGTGCTGTGATCGAAGGGATCGCTGATGCGAAAGCCGCGCGCGGGACCGCGGCGGGCGCGGAAAAAGGCGATGAGCTGCGACAGTTCGGTTTCGGAACGGATGCCCGGCCCGACATCGAAATGGACCCGCGCATCGGCCCACAGAGAATTGCGCCTTTCATGGCCCGATGCCGTGACCGAGATCGAGGTCGAAAATTCCGGCGCAACCGATGTATTGCGACCCAGCGCGAAGGGATAGAGAACGTCGTCGAAGGCATTCATGGCATCTTCCTCGATGGTCGGCAGGCGGGTGTATCCGTCACGGTTCACTTGCGGCTGGGCCCAGACATACCGCCGCGGAATGTCCCGCCCGATCGCTTCGTCGATCCCCGCATCGATGCGCGCCCAGAACGTCTCGGCGTCTTCGGGCCGCAGCACGAAGCCGGCGAGGTAATCCTGACGCGCAACGGGATATTGGAGGCGGTCGTCGACGAAACCGTAGGCGGCGCGGCGCAGCCCGTCGGCGCCGCCAGTGAGCCAGTCATAATCTTCGAGCTGCAGCCGTTCGAAGGCGGGATGTGCCCAGCCGACCGGCAGGTTGGCGCGATAGAGTTCGGGCATGGACTCGTCGAGGATCGTCGGCGTAAAGGCGAGGAGCAGCATTTCGACCGGGCCGGTCGCTACCGAACGGACATGCGCCGACAGTTCCGCCGTCGATTGCGCCAGCAGCGCTCCCGCCTCTTCCAACAGCGCGATTTGAGCGGCATCGAGCGGCTGGCGCATGTCGGGAATGGCGACGGGCGCGCCGCCGAATGCGTCTCGCGCGGCGTCGTCGTAGAGGCAGATTTCCCCCTGTGCGGTGGTCCACCACCACGGCTCGCCGATCTGGACGCGGACAGGCTGCTGCGCCTCTTCGAGCAGGCCGACGAAGGCGGCCGTGGCGTCTTTCAGCCAGCCCATCGCCTCCGTATTGGCCGGCGACAGCAGCGAGGATGGCGGCACCCAACCGGTCAACGCCGGGTCGCCACCAAGCGTCCGCTGCTTCCAGCTTTCGGGACAGAATGCGTCGAACAACTCGTAGGAGATCGAGGCGATCGCTTCGAGATCGGTCTGGCGCGCCAGGTCGAAGAAGCTGCGGTGCCATTCGATCGCGGGCACGCATAGTTCGCCCGCGGGCGGAACGAGCAATTTGCCTCCCTGTCGCTCGAGCCGCATGAAGTGGCTCATCCCGACATAATGGACGAGGTCTTCGCGGTAGCCGAGACCGACGAGATTGCGAATAATCCGCGCAGGGCTTTGATCGTAAGCGTCGTCATAGGCGGTGGCGAGCCGTTCGCCATGCACCGGCAGACGGATATCGCCGATTTCGAGCATCGCGAACCGGCCATCGGCGACCACTTCCGAAATCGTGATGCGACCGTTGAACCGCTCCGGCAGCGGGTTGTCGCTGCCCGAGACATATCCCGGCGCGACGAAAGAAATGAACAGCCGATCGATATCGGCGGGGTGCACGCGCTCGCCCGGAAGATTGAACCCCGCCTCCAGGTCCGAGAAGGGAATTGCGATCCGCGCATCGCTGGGCGAGCCTTGCGCATAGTTCCATAGCCGGACCAGCCAGACCCGCGCATTGCCATCCTCGTCTCGGCCTTCGATCGTCAGCGTCGGACCGTTCACCTGGTCGAGCGGAATCACCCCGTCCGACTGCCAGCGAAAGCTCAGCGTCGTGTTCGAATAGTCTCGGTTGGTCTCGTAGGCGAGGAGCGGGTGGTCGATCTCGTCGACGCTGTCCCAAATCAGTCCGACCAGCTCGCCCTCGTGATGTAGCTCGACATCGATCTGCATCGCGTCGGGCGCAGTGGTGACGATCGAGGCCATCGCAGGGCGGGGAAAATTGACCCGCCAGAACCGCGGATCGAACCGCTGGATGAAACTCGATTCCTGCGCGCGGCGTTCGCGCGCCAGCCAGAAAGCCATGGCCGTCTTCCTTTCCGGTTCTCAGCGTTCGGCAAGAGCGCGGCGAACCGCGCTCGCGACCTGGCGCGACGAACGCCGCAATGCGGTGGGCGCCGCGGTGCCGCGCGGCGTCGACAATTGGATCGCGACATTGACGCCCTTCGCCGGGGCGGCATCGCCGGGATTGGCGGCGACCCGTCCGGAGCTTGTGGGCACGAACAATTCAGGCCCGCGCTCGCCGACAACATAGCCGCGACCGGGAGAAACCGGCCCGCCCGTGGCGCGTCCGGGTAGGCCGAGTAACGCGCCCAACGACTGTCCGACCAGACCGCTCAACCCCGAAGCCCCTCCGCCGCCGGGCAGGACCGAGCCGATCCCGGCATTGACGGCATGGGCGGCAATCGAATCGAGCGTGCGAAAGGCGATCTTGCGCAGGTCGTCGAAGCCGAGCGATCCGCGCCGCAGTGCGGACAGCAGCCCGCGTTCGAGGACGCCGCCCGCCTTGTCGAAGCCCGATACAAGCGAGTTGTCGAGCGCCCCGCGCATGGCCTCGACGTCGGACTTAAAGCCGTCGGTGGTGGCTCGCACGTCGATGACGAGCTCTTCGAAATTGTCATCCATTGGTGTCACGCTCCATCATTCGCTCGATCGTCTCGCGGCCTGGGGCGGCTAGGCCCTCATCGGTATCGGGCTGGGTAAGGGCGGCAATCAGTTCGGCGGGCGTTGCCTGCCAGAAATCTCGCGGGCGCCAGCCGAACAAGCGCGCGGCCAAGGCGAACCAGCGGTTCGTCGACGCGCGGAAATCCGCCGGCTCATCCTCGTTCACGATCGCCCTTGGAGGACCTGGCCGAGAATGGTTCTGACCGGTCCGAGTGCCGCCACCAGCCCGGCTTCGAGTATGGCTTCACCAACGGCCTCGCGGGCGGGGCGGGGATCGGCCTCCAGGCAGTGCCAGACGAGCGCTGTAACCTCGCGCAGCGCCAGGGACCCGTCGGATGCCCGCTCGACCAGGGCGAAGAGCGAGCCGATTTCCTCCTCGATTGCCACGAGATTCTCGAAGCTCGGACGCAGCGTGTAGTGCTGGCCGGCGATCGCAAAGGCGCATTCGCCGCGCAGCGGGTTGGCCGGGCGGCTCATGCCGGGAGGACCGGCCCGGAGCTCTCGAGCTGGAGCGTGTAGTTGCGCTCACCGTTGAAATCCCCCGAATAGTCGAGGCGCTGGACGAGGAAACGGCCGCGCAGGCGCTCGCCATCTTCGAAGGACAGCTCGTAATCGTCGATCGTCCCGGCAAGCGCATGAGCGCGGACTGCAGCTTCGGATGCGCTGCCGAGGAAAATTCCCGCTGCGCTGACCGAAACAGAGCGCGTGCCCGCGCCCGAGAGGAGGTCGCGCCAGCCTTCTGACTGTTTGTGCGTGATCGCGACGGGGTCGCCGTTGATCGTCATCTGCGTCGTGCGCATCCCGGCGACGGTTTCGTAGGCGATCGGAGAGCCTTCGTCGCCGATCTTGAGGAGGAAGGCGGATCCATTTTGCGCAGGCATAAAGATTACTCCGATTGGAATTGGTGTTTGGGACGGGTGTCAGGCGAGGGGGGCGAAAAGCCGGAACCGAAATTCGAGAAGCCCGCCGCGCAGATTGGCGGCACGCTCTTCGCTGCGCGCGCGCAGAAAGCGGATCGAGGCGACTTCGAAAGCGGGGTGTAAGGGCGGCAGATCGAGTACGCGCGCTTCGATCGCGTTCAGCAGCGCGCCGTCGGCGCCAGGATCATCGGTGCGGCTTTCAAGCTCGAGCGCGACGCGGATCTCGCGTCCGGCGCGTTCCTTGACGCCCCAATCGACCGAAGCGCTGGCGGCGATGCCGAGCCAGGGCGCACTGGCGCTGACCGGCGCTTCTTCTTCGATCGCGTTGATGGCGGCGAGGGCAGGATCGACGCGCAGCCATTCGACCAGCGCGGCGCGCAGGTGATTTTCCATGGTTCAGTCTCCTGCGAAATCGGGCCAGAGCGAGGACGGCGAATGCCAGTTGCTCGGCGATGCGTGGGGCGCTGCGCGGTGGCGCTTCGCCGCGGCAATTGCGCGTGCGTGAAGACACCGAGCGAGGCCCTCGCCGGGAATTGTCGCGGCGATCATGCCAGCCGCATTTCGCGCCAGGGCTGCCACAGCGCGCTGACGCTGGCGGGGGGCGGCGCGGATAGTTTGGAGCCCACGGTGCGATCGCGATCGCGGTAGTAATAGGCGCACAGGCGGATAATGCCCTGGCGCAGCGGAGTGGGGATCTCGTCCCAGGAGCCCGCGATCCCGACCCGGACCCTGACGGCGACTGCCTGCCCTTCGACCTCGCGCAGAAGGCGAAAATCGAGCCTGCCATCGGTTCGGATTTCCGCCTCGAACAAGCCGGGATCGACCGCATTGCGAATGCCGCTCTGCGCAACGGTCTCCGCGATCGAGAAAGAGGCGACCGGCCGCGACTTGAGGGTGTAGCTACCCGCAATCACCGGCACACGCTCTTCGACCAGCTGCGAGAGCGGAGCCCGCCCGATGAAGGCCTCGCACATCGCGACGCTCGATTGCAGCAGCTGGGCGAGCAGATCGTCTTCGGCGTCCCGCGTTATTCCAAGCCAGGCCTTGAGCTCGGCAAGCGCTGTGCTTCCGGCATCCGCCGGCTCTACGATTCTCCGCAACATCGCGTTCTCCCAAACTCGTGACTTCAGATAAAAGGACACCCGCACCGCGCGGGGGTGGGGCGCGGCGCGGGTGTGATACCGGGCGGCCGGCGAGAGGGTGTTCGCGGGCCGTCGCCGGGTTCTGGTGCGAGGCGGCCTAGGCCTCGATCTTGAGCAGCTTGATCGCGTTCGAATCGAGCACCTGTCCGCCCACGCGCTTGGTCGCGTAGAAATGGACGAACGGCTTGTTCGAGAACGGATCGCGCAGCACCCGGGTCGCGCTATGCTCGGCGATCAGATAGCCGTGACGGAAATTGCCGAAGGCGATCGGGAACTCGCCGCCCGCAACATCGGGCATGTCTTCGGCCTCGACCACCGGGTAGCCGAGCAGGCGATCGGGCTGGCCTTCGACCATCCCGGGCTGCCACAGGAACGCGCCGTCCGCGGTCTTGAGCTTGCGCACGGTGGCGAGCGTCGCCGAATTCATCACGAAGCTCGCGCCTTGGCGGTGGCCAGATTTGAGCGAGTGGATGAGGTCGATCAGCTTCGCCTCGGGCGCGGCATCGAAGCCATCGGCATCGCCCGATCCGATATACTGGACCGTGCGGAAGGCGCGCACGCCGTCCTCGGCGGTGCTGGTCGGCGAGCGCAGGAAGCCTTCGGGCTGGTTGACGCCGGTGCCGTCGACGAAGGCCATTCCTTCGGCCCGGGCGAATTCGATGGCGATCTCGTTCGCGAGCCAGCTCTCGATATCGAACGCCGCATCGTCGAGCATCGCTTGGCTCGCCGCCGGGTTGGCGTAAAGGTCGCCCGAGGGCGGGGCGATTTCGGCAAAGTCGGGCGTTTCGGTCTCGGGACGGGCGGCGGTTTCGCTGACCCAGCCCGAGGCGGTGCCACCGGTCGAAACCAGCTTGCGATAGCCCGACGTGCCAGTCTGGACGACTTGCGCGATCGAGCGGATCGGGCTGATCTCGGTCAGCTCGCGGGCGATCATTGCATCGATCGTGCGCGGCACGGCAAAGCCGCCATCGCTCGGCGTCACGCCGTTGATCGACTTGACCTGCGTTTCCTGGCCGCGGCGCAGATAGCCATCTACGAAGCCCTTGGCCTCGATGTCCGACGAATTGCCGCCGGCAATTGCCGGGCGGGAGGCAGCGCGCGAGACCTTGTCGAGCCGGGCCTTGACCTCGTCTACATCGCTGCGCAGCACCTCGATTGCGGCCTCGGCCTTGTCCTGACGTTGCACCAGGTCGAAGCTCTCCTCGAGCGGGTCGGTCGGCGTGCTGGAGGTTTGAGGGGTAGTCATATCCATGGGTAGTGAGCCTTTCTTGCGGGCATGAAAAAGGCCGCCGAAACGGCGACCGGCTGGGGGTCTTGCAAAGGGTAGGGCGCGCGGCGCTAACCGATCAGGTGAATACGGGCGCCATGTTGAAGCGGATGGGTGACAATGCTGACTTCGAACAGCTCGATCTCGAGCAATTCACGGCCCTTATCGTCGTGCCGGGCGCGCGTCGCGCGATAGCCAAAACTGAGCCCGCTGACGGTTCGCGCCGCGAGCATATTTGCAGCAAGGCTGGCCGGCGCTTCGATCCGTCCGATAACGCGCAGCCCCTTGGCATCTTCGGCCACGCTCTCGACCGTCCCGATGCGCTGATTGGCGCGGTGCTGCCAAAGCAGTGGAAAGGGCGTTTCCTGCCCCGCGATGCTGGTTTCAAACGCGCCTTTCCTGATCGTGTCGCGATCGGCATCGGGGATGTCGAACAGTCCGGCATAGCCTGCAAAGCGAAGCGGCTGGTGCGCTGGACCTGCCATCACAGGAGCTCCCACACGCCGAGCCGGACGGCGATGCCGATCAGCAAGGCGGCAAGAACGCCGCGCACCGCCCATTCGAGGAACGCCTTCCAGACGCTCGCCTTGGCATCCCGCCACGCCTGCAGCAGCTCGCGCAGCTCGTCGAGATCGTTCTCGGCATTGCGATCGCCGAGCCCGAGCCGATCGAGCGCGCGCTCGGTTGCCAGCTCCGTCGTCTCTTCGATCATGGCGCGCAGCGTCAGCGGCTGCGCGCCTTCTTCGCTGGCCTGCGCCATCAGCGCCGCGAGGGTTTCGGATCGGCTCACCGCGTTTCTCCCGCAGGCGCGAGGCCCAGCATCTCGCGCTTTTCGTCGTTCGAGAGGAAGTCGGCTTCGGAGACCTGCTTCCACAACCTCTCACGATCTTCGGAGAGCGCGGTGATGCGATCGAGATCGATCGCCAGCTCGCTATCCGGGAACCATGGCGAGAGGCCTTCGGCCAGGGCCGCGAAGAGCTTTTGCGCGAGCGGCAACAGGGTCAGGCGCCACAGGGCGCGGTTCGCCTCGCGATAGTTCGAATAGGTGTTGTCGCCAGGCAGCCCGAGCAGCATCGGCGGCACGCCGAAAGCGAGCGCGATCTCGCGCGCCGCCGCGCTCTTAAGGGTGGCGAAGTCCATATCCGCCGGGGTCATCGCCATCGACTGCCAGCGCAATCCGCCATCGAGCAGCATCGGGCGACCGGCATTGGCCGCGCCAGAAAAGGCGGTGTCGAGCTCGCACTTGAGCCGCTCGAACTGCTCCGCCGTCAGCCCCGCTCCATCGCCCGTTTCATAAACCAGCGCGCCCGACGGCCGCGCCGCATTCTCGAGCAGGGAGCGGTTCCAGCCGGATGCCGCATTGTGGATCGCGATCGCCTGGTTTGCCGCTTCGAGTGCACCGGCGCCGAGATGATCGTCGAGCGGGTGCATGGTGCGGATGGCGACGATGTTAGCCCAGCCCTCCTCGTCCACTACCGGCAACAGCAACCGGTCCCCGCCGACCGCATATTCGTAAGCGCATGGCCAGCCGTCGGCACCGGCGACTACGCTGACTCGGTCGGGGCGCAGCGCGAACAGCTCAACCGGTCGGCCCGCTGCATCCTTGATCACCTGAACGTAAGCATTGCCGTGCAGAAGCAGGTGCGTCGCCAGCGTTTCGACCAGCGACTGGCCCGCGCTGGTTGCGGCAACGAGTTTCGCGATCGGATCGTCCTTCGCCGTCAACGGCGCCTGTCCGACACCTTCGGCCACGATCCGGACCGCGCGCTGGGCGATCGGGTTGGCGAGATAGCCGTCCTCGATCGCGCGTTCGTAGCGATAGGGCTGCGCCTTGTCCGCGCAGGCGAAAGCGGGATGCCAGGTGGGCATCGATCCCGGGGCGAGCGGGACGCGGTTGCCCCCGGCGCCCTTGAAGGCGGTCAGCAATTGTTCGATCAGGGCCATGGTGGTTTCCTTCGAATGGCGCGCGTCAGAGCGATCGCACGCTGGGTTTGGCCGAGTGGCCGAGCATCAATTCGGTCAGCGCCCAGACCAGCGCATCGGCGCGGTCTGGCGAGCGGCCGGGACCGGCATAATCGCCGCCGATCATCAGCCCGCACATCTGGTCTTCGAGCTGCGCGAAGGTGCCCGCATGGGCGACCTTTCCCGCGGCGTAGAGCGCTGCCACCGGCTCGGCGCGCGCAACTTTTCCGCGGCTCGCATGAACCAGCTTCACCGGCAGCGCGGCATCGGCGGCGCGCAGGACGCTCTCGACCATTGCGCCGCCCTGATTGGCTTCGGCGACGACGCGGTCGGCGTTCCAGAGCTGTGCCGCATCGGCGACCGCGCGCGCCCAGCGGTCGGGCGCTGCGCGGCTCACCGAGCAATCGGCGAGGACCTGCGCCCTGCCGTCCTCGCACAGGCCGGCGACTACGATGCCGCATTCGTCGCCGCCTGCCGAGGCGGGGGGATCGACGGCGACGACGATCCGGCAAAGCGCGCCACCCTTCCTGTCGAGGCGGCAGCTTTCGAGGAGCGACCGGGTCCACAAGGCGCCCTCGAGATCGCGCAGAAACTCGCCCGAAATTTCCTGGCGCGCCAGTTGACTGCCCCCGAATTCCTCGTCGACCGCCGTCAGGAACTGCGCCGAAAGATTGGCGGCATTGTCGTAAGTCGAACCGCGGGTGATCGCCGAAGAACCATCTTGCTCGCCTTTGAGCAACCGCAGGACCAGCGGCACCGCGCGCGGCGTCGTGGTCACCGCGATGCGCGGATCCTCGCCGAGCCGCAAGCCCATCAGCAGATTGTCATAGGCGCGCGTGGCGCGCTCGTTCGCATTGGACCATTTGCCGATTTCGTCGCACCAGGCATGACTGAATTGCGGTCCGCGCAGGCTTTCGGGTTCGGCTGCGGAGAACAGCTGAACCTGAGCGCCATTGGCGAAGGTAAGGCGTCGCAACGAGGGTTCGAACAACGGTCTTTCGTCGGGCGGACAACAGGCGAGCAGCCCGCTCTCTCCCTCGACCATCACCGCCCGGGCCTCGGCGAGCGAGGCGGCGACCAGCGCGATGCGCGCATCGCAATGGCTTTCCGCTACGGAGCGGACCCATTCCGCGCCGGCGCGTGTCTTGCCGAAGCCACGTCCGGCGATGATGAGCCATCTCCGCCACGATCCCGCCGGCGCCAGCTGGGCGGGCCTTGCGAGCATGTTCCAATGATAGTCGAATGCGTTTCGCTCTGTGCCATTGAGCCTTTGCGAAACGGCGGCGATGACTTGGCCGCGAACATCCGGTTGCAGGTTCGCGAGCCATTCGAGCCAGCCGGTCACTTGGCCTCGCCTTGCCTTTCCTTCGTCTGGCGCACCTGGCGACGGATCGCTTCGACTTTGCTGTCGATCGACGCGCGCACTTCGGCGGCGCTGACATTGCGTTGCTGCGCCTGCGCCCGCGCGGCAGTGTCCCGGTGGGCGCTGAGCAGGCGGATGGCGTTGGCAAAATCGTACCTGTTCGCGCCTTCGGTTTGCATGTCGCCATCGCGCAGACGGCGCACGACCTCCAGCTCGAGGTGGAGGTAGCCTTCGTATAGCGCCGCCAGCCAGCGGCGTGCGAACTCGGCATCTTTGCGGCGCAGATTGTAGGCGGTGCTCGGCGCAATCCGCATTTTCGCGGCCGATTTGCGGACATTGGAGCTCTGGGCGAGATGTTCGAGAAACTGGGTCTGCCGCGCTTTGGTAAAGCGCGGTTCCGCGTCCCGTCGCGTGGAACGTGCAGCCAT